AGCGTGTTTGATTGCGCTCAGGTAGCTGTTACCGCTGTCAGCGATGTTCTCGCCAGCAGTGTGGTATTTCGCACTTGCGATACCAGTAACAGGGAATTGTGCAGATTTGCCATTCTGAATAGTGCGAACCATGTGCAAATCTTTCATCACGTTTGTTTCTTCAAACGTAGTTAAGATTTCACCAGAGAACACCTTCAGGAACAATTCATTATAATTCGTGCCTGTAGCGTTTACTTGCCCTAAACGAGAGGGACTTGTATTGCCATTAGCCATGATTTTTTATTCCTTAGTTGGATTAATATTGAGGGTTGAGGTGTCCGTGGGCAGGGTTTGCTTGTCTAAGGTTATCCTCCTCGGAGGGCCTTACGCTACTTCTAGCTTTAGGGACGAAAGTTATTTCTTCTTTTTTACACGGAGCGACACTCGTGCCGCCTTGGTGTTACTTACAAATTGTTTTCCTTTGGAGCCTGCTCTTTTCTTTTTCTTAGCAGTTGTTGCTCGCTGAGACTGGGATAGGCTCTTAGCTTTAGCCATCGGAAGGCAACGGTCTGGATTCTTTTTGTTTTTAGACGTTCCGCAAGGGCCTTTAATTTTTCCGTCTGTTCCGATGCGTACCCAGTTTTGCGCTCTCCATTTTGCAAGTTCACCCATTACTTCTTTTTCTTTACTGAGAGTTTCTTACGCTTGCCTTTGCCATAGTTGGGGTCTTTGCAATATTTGCTTGCCGCCATGTTTGCATAAGCAGAGGGGTATTTATCGAAGGTACGCTTTGCCCAAGCGATACCTTTAGGACATATTTTTGCCACAATTAAGATTTCTTCTTTTTCTTGTTTGCAATCATTAACTCTTTGCGAGACATCTTTTTCTTTTTTCCGTGTCCGTAGTGACTTGGCATATTACTTCCTTATTTTTAGTTGTTTACGTTTAGTTGATGGACAGTGAGAACCATCACAAAAAGGCATGTTTTTAGATTTACCGCAGGTACATGGTTTCTTTTCCATCAGCACTTCCACTTTCTAAGGGCTAGAGCTTTACGGGTTGGTCTTCCTTTAGAATCCTTCATAGGCCCCTTCACGCCACTCATACGCGCACAGAAGGAACGCTTCCTTGCACCGCCTTTAGGCTGTGGGGCTTTGAGGTTAGAACCAGTCTTACGATTGTAGTATTCTCTCCCTTTCTTAGAGAGTCCTCCAGTTTTAGACTTATGTTCTTTTCTTAGGCTGACGCCCTTTCTCTTTGCCATTTATATTTTTATTAGTGTTAGTCTCTATCGCCACTTTTGCGTATTTATTCTTTAAATATTCGTGAATAATTATTCTCGCTTTGTTTCGATAGCGTTCTAAATTCTTTTGTTTCTGGTCGTCTACGGGATTGTCCACGCGCTTCCACGCTCCTCCCCCGCCGTTCCATATAAACAACCAGTGGTCTACTTTAACTTCTTGACCAAGCGAGTGTATGTGCTTTGAATAATGTGCCAGCACTGTGTGAGCGACTGCCCAACCAACACGCGTATCGAAGACATCTTCGTGAGCAAGGTCGTGACCCGTGATACGATTGTAATCATCCACCATAATTTGATGGATTTGATAATGCCCATAACCAAGCCCTTCGTCTCCAATGATATTTGAAGGACTGTTGAGCGGGACTTCCCATAGAGGGATGAGAGAAACGAATTCATATAAATCAAGCCGATATTTTTTAGTGTTAGCGTTTAACCATAGAGGAGCCAAAGTAAAAGCTAAGCAGAGCAAGCATACCTTGCCTAACTTCAGGTAGAAGGACAAAACCTTCGACGTTAATATATCCATTTTGAGAGCCAAATAAGAGTGAGAAAATGCCGCCCCCTGACTCCTTTTGAAGAGCTACAGGGACGTCAAGTAATGATAATAAAAAAGGTGCGACTATTACTGCGAACAATATGCAGATAGCAATGAGACGCCGCACCCATACTCCACCTCGGTTAGACGCCGCTTGAGCAGAAGCATCTACAGCCTCTTGCTTCTGTAGCATTGCATCAAGGGCTCTGCCTTGAGCTTCCGCTTGGGAGGCTACGAGGCGCATTACAAAACCTGTAATGCCCCCTCCGAGCATGGATAATAATTCTATGGACATAGTTTAAAGGACGTTGGAGACCGCTAAGCGTTTCTCTACGTTGTCGCGGAACGCAGGGTCATTAGCGTAACGAGGGTCACGCATAGCTTCAGTTACCTGAGCGGCAGACCCAAAGGGTTTAACAGAAGAGCCGCTAGTACTACCTTGAGATAACTCAGGGGGATTGCCTCCACCAGAAAGGAACTGAGCATAGAGTCCTTTGACAGCCATCTTAGCTTGCTCTATTGAGCCACTTTCTACGATGCTGTTGAAGCCGTCTAAATCACCATCAGATAGATTTTCAGAAGCCCATTCAGCCATAGCGTTGTAGTTAGCGTTGCCTCCTACTTCGTTCTGTATATCCAAAGCCTCTGATGTAATAAGACTTTCCTGCCCTGCTATGTAAGCTTCTACGAAATTACGGGGTAAACCCGCTCTTTCAAGTTCGACAAAAGTCTTGTCAGTTAGAGCGCCCGTTTCAGCAAACTCTTCAGTCGCTTTTTGTACGGAGGAGTTGATGCTGACAACTGCTTCTTCTTCAGCAGGTTCGTCATTCTTAGCTTTTGAAGCCTTAGATGATTGCTTCTTCTGAAGCTCGGCATATGCTTTAGCCAAGTCTTCTGGAGTTTCAAACTTTTCGTCTAGCCACTCTGGGCGTTCCTCTGAGACTTCCTCTTGAGGCTCCTCAGTGTTTGATTGAAGTGATTGATTACGTTGCTCAGCCGCTTCGTCTTGCATTGCGGCTTGCTTTTCGAGGGAGACATTTTCTTCCTCGGTGTGTTCTTGTACTGTTACTGATTGGTAGTTAGCCATTATACCTCGCTTGTTGGTTGTTGTTGAGCAAGGGATTGGTCAGACAACGCTTTAATACCAGCGGGGCCTAACTTCTCAGCCATCTGCATTTGTTGCATTTGCTGAGCCTCCATTGCCATTTCTTCTTCGGACTTAACCAGCCCATCGGTTTTGATACCGAGGGAGATTGCCCTCCGTTTAAAATATTCTGAAACCTTGACGAACTGCGCTATAGCTTCAGGGCCAACCACTTGGGCGGCTCCAGCTAGGAACAGGTCTAGTTTCTGTAAATCATTGCCACGTCCTAAAGCTTCAACACCTGTAATGATGATGGGCTTCACAACGTCTTTAGGAATCTTAGGAAGCTTGTTTTTCTTGTTCATTACCTCCATTAGACGATTGACCAATGGAAGTTGCATTTCACTGCTTAGAAGAGAGTAGAGACCACCAAGGGCTGACTCTAGCTCCATACCTAACATACGTATCTCTTCAGCGGTAACACGCTCAGCTTGGCGTACCGTACCGCTGGTAAGTAGAAAGGCGTGACCTAAGCGGTCTTTGATTACGTTGATTGTCTCCTGTGCTACACGGAAGTCGTTAAACTTGTTTACCTGTAGGGTGGTGACATCCTGTGCGTTTCCTTGTGTGATTGCACCGTTAGGACTGTCGGCTAGTGTCTTAGCTCTAGTTGTGCCGTTAGGGTTAACTAGGAATAGAACCTTAGAGGCGGCGGCAGAGCCTTCCACAATAGCCTGTGTGAGTGCTTCAAGGGACTGTAGGTCACCAAGGTACTCCTCAACATAACCACGTCCGTAATCCTCACCGTCAATACGTGTAAAACGCAGAGGGATAAATGGGTTCTTGTCTAGACCGTAGAAGCCTTCAGACTTTGGAATAACGTTGCCATTAATTTCCTGCCATACTTTCCAGCCTTTTTCTTGGCGACAGACCGCAGTGTAAAGATTGATTTCGTCCTTACTGCCTTCGTGATGACCGCAAACTTCCTTCATCTCTGGCGTCAAAGACATATAGGAAAGGCTTTCTTTTGTGGCTATAGATAATACGTTACCCATTGGGTCACGCTCAACGCAGAAACGGTCAAGGTGGAACACACGAATCCCGCCATCGTCAGGGACGTATAGCAACGCATTACCTGTGATGATAAGTTGCTTGAGAGCTTCGTGTATTGCGGTGCGGTATGTACCTCTACTAACTTCCTCCATGAAGGACTCTTCAACCCGCTGTAAAGAGGTTTCAATTTCTGTTACTAGCTCTGGGGGTGCGCCTTCTTGCGCTAGTCCATATTCGTCCACAGCGAGACGGAAAAAGGGGGCATTGGGTGGTAGAAGTGCCAACAGTAATTTAGAAGCGAGGTTGTTTACTCCGCGAGCCCCAATGCCCTGAAAGGGGGTGTCCAATCGACTATGCGCCCCAAAGCCATCATCTGGCATGACGTATGGAAGTGTAAGTTTTGCTGAGGAGCGAGCGCGGTCTAGGTATTGATACCGCTTCCCTTCAAGGGAGGTGTATAAGCCTAT